GTGTAGCTGGGATACCATGTGTCGCCGTCCGGCACGATGTAGAGCGAATCGCGGAGCATCCCGACCACCATCGCGGTTCGCCAGTTGCCGCCCGCTTGCGCCAGCGATTTGGTTTGCATCCGGACATAAGTCGTTCCGGCTTCGTCGCGCGTCCGCGGATCGTCAATCTTGGAAAAGTTGTGCAACTCTTCCGCCAGCAGACCCACGGAATCATGCATCCGAGGATAAACGAACGGTACGCGGCCGATTGCGTTCCGCGAGCGGCGTCCGGCGGCGGTGCCAGGCCCGCGACCACTGGCGATTTTGCGAACGTGGTTGTAAACGTTGTACGAACCTTCGCGGCCGTGCCCCATCGACACTTCATTTCGACCGCCCGTTTGCATTCCCATCCACATAAGGAGCGTGTCGGTTGTGGCGGCAACTCGGCTGATAACCTTGGTTAAGGTAATCGGCCGAAGAATATCATGAATACTTGCCATTGTCGGCGCTCCAAGACGTGAATGAGAAAAAAACTAAGTGAACGGCGAGCGAGCGAAAATTAGGTGGCGAGCGCGTACGCGAACGCGCCGGTGGTGCCTGTGCCGAATGCGGGAAGTGGGGTTTCCAAAACCCATTTCAGCGCCGTGCCGACATAAAGCGACTTGACTCGCAGCCGCGCGCCGATCAATTGACCGCCCGTAGCAAACGCCACGCTATCCGCGCTCGCGTCGTTGCCGACAATCACATTGTCACCTTCGCTGGAGGCAACGCTCATATTTGTGGCGGCCGTATTAATGAAATCAAATTCCAATCCAGGCATGATCGTGGGCAGCGTGAAGACAGTCGCGGCCGTGGCTAAAAAAGTCGTGCCGTTGTCGTTGGCCGAAACGGTCGTATTTACGGCCACGCTGCGGAATCGTCCGCCTGAGCCGCCCTTGTAGCCGAACGGATCGTCATCGAAGAGGAAATCAGCGCCCTGCAACTGGCGACGTGCCTGATATTCGTGAAGGTGTCCGACAAACGCCGCCCCTTCGATCAGCAGCGATTTGGCTTTGATTGGCCCGCGAACTAGTGTGCGATACACGCGGTCAACGGCCACGCCGTCCCAATCGGTGGCGCGAATTTCATTGACCAAAATGCCCGCAATATCTTGCGTGCCGTCGGCCAAGTCGGCATTCCACTCGGCCAACTTGCCGGTGGCCGTGATGTTACCGACGATCAGCCCCGGCCGAATGACCGTGGTGGGCGTGTTGCCGGCATCGCGAATCGTGCTGGAATAGACCGCGCTTTTGAACAGCGCAAGTCCCTTCGATTCGTCGCCGCCCCAAAGAACTTCGTTTTCGTAAGTGCTGGAAATGCCGCCCATGCCGGGCACGCCGAATCCACCGTAACTTGACATAGTTCACCACGCAAAAAATGGGCTTGGGAAAATTCTTTATCGGAAATGGGGAGACTAAAACCGCCGCCGGATTTACTTCTTTTTGTAAACCTCGTCGGCAATTTTTTCGGCTGATTCGGGCGTCTCGGCCGTCGCGTCGCCGGTCTTTGGATCGGGAACGGTCAGGCCCATGCGGGTCCGTTGAACGCTCGACCACAGCGCACCCTTGGGAAGCGGCTCGCGGCAGGCGATCCAATCTTCCGCCGGCGTATTGAGCGGATCACCGTTTTTGTCAAGCGACAACCGAACCGCTTCAACGCGGGTTTTTTGATCGTTGTGTTCGGCGGGCGTGCATTTCCCGTCTTTGAGCAGCGCATCGAGCCGCGTAATAATCGACTTGCGGTGCAATTTGGTCGCATAGTCGGTCGATTGCTTGGCTCGCAGGCTCATCGCCGCGTAGCCGGGATCGGTGGTTGCCATTTTCGGCCCTTCGGTGCCGCCATTGACTTCGGCGGTCTCGTCTTGGGGTCCGCCAGCAACCAACGCATCGTGCAATGCGTTAATCAGGTCGTCGGGTGTAGCCGCAGCGGGCATCGCGGGAAGATTGATTCCCATATCGGCCAGTGCGGAAATCAATGCCGTCACGCGGGGATCGACGGGATCGGGTACGGTCTCGGTTGCTTCGGCCATGGCATCCGATGTTTTTTCTTCGTCTTCGTCGCCCATTTCGGCACTCATGGCAAAAGGTTTGGAAAGCCCCATCCGGATCGCGCACGCGACAACGGGAGTCGAATCAATTTTTTTGAATGGCGATTGTGTGTAATCGACCGGGTGATTCACGAAATCGACGTGGGTGATCACGTCCTTGTGGATCCGGCCAGAGCCGTCTTTCCACTCGGGAAAAATTACCGGAGAGACAAAAACGCGGTTAGAATCGGCCTGCTCGGCGCCGCGGCGATCAGATACGTCCAGCGTGATTTCGGCGCTTTCGCCATCATCGGAGACGCGGAAACCGGACAAATTACCGACAGTGTTCGCGGCGGAGCGGTCTTTTTTTAGGACCGGCGCGGCCTCGGAGAGGTCTTCGGCGTGATTCCAATCAATTGGAATCGCATAACCGGAATTGCTGAGATTCAGAAACCCGGATTCCCAATGCTTCAGCCGATCGCGCGTGACTTCCACCACCCCGTCAGGAGAGTGGTACTTACCGACCTTCAAAATGGACTTGACGAATTGTGTCATGCGTTTGAGATAGAACACAAACACGAAAACTCGTCAAAAATTTTGCGTTAAGAATGTTAAGAATGTTAAGAATGTTAAATTTGGAGAGCGGAATAGTTGCTAGGCGGCCGTCAATCGCGTGGCAGTCGGGTCCATTTGCACGCCGTTACTAAACGTCGCAACGTCGCCTGGATCGTTAATTTCCGCACCGGGGTACAGCGTGACATTGGTAAACGTCTTCGCAGTCTGGTCGTTGCTCAGATCCAGGTTTGCCGCCAGCGTTAGGTTCGTCGCCGTTCCACGAATTCGATAATCGAGTTGTCCGCCACGGTGGTTGATCGTGGTCGGATTGAACGCCCCGCTGAGCGTTCCCTGCGCGCGATCGTACTGATTGTAGGTGGTCAACGTCGCATCGCCGATTACGTTCCCCTTGTTGTTCATCGTGGCAATTGTTGCCCCTTGGCCGGTGACCACCGACGCCAGCGGGTTCACGTTCACCGTCGCCGCTTGAAGTGTTTCGTAATCGAAAAACGCCAAGCCGATAGACCCCGCCTGGCAATGATAGACATTGCTCGCGTGCGAACCGCTCAGCAGCACGGCAGGAACGCCAGTTTCCGAACCGCTGCCGCTGTTGACGATCGTGGCGGTGGCGGCCGCGGTTCCTGTGTTGATCCGAATTCGGCCGCTCAATGCGTTGACTTCCAGCGTCGTGACGCTGATCTTCAGCGTTCGCTCGCGGTATTCGGTGTAGCTCGAAGCGTTAATATCCGGCAGACCAATCCCGTTGGAAGTATTTTCCGGCGAGTAAATTCGCATCGCCGCCAATGTGACGGCGCTTTGATCCAGACCGTGATAAATTCCACCGCGGCGCAAGTCGATATTCACCGTGTCTGTACTTACCGGAATCGCGCCGGTGTCCCAGTTGTTCACATCATCCCAATGGTTCGGGCCAGTGGCTGCGGTAGTGGTTGCCGTGGTCAGCGTAGCCGTTCCCCCAGTCGCCGACGAGGTAAAAATCCGATCGCTGCCCGCGGTTGCCGCCGTCGCCGTGATCGTGGTGGCGCTGTCCACCCACGTCATTTCGGTGAATTCGGGGATCGTGGAAACACTCAACAGCGCCACCAGTCCGGCCGTAACGTTGGCTACGGTTGCGACCGTCGCGGTAAACGTGATCGACTTCCCGTTGCACGTTACGGAAAACGTGTTGCCGATATTTACGTTCGCCGGCGTGAACGTCATTACTTTCGCGCGAGCGAGCGCACGACTGAGCCAATTGAGCGTTGCCATTTTGAATTAGTCCTTGAGGCCGGAGCCTCCAATAAATTTTTCGACTTCGGACGTGCGAATGACAAATAATCCGCTCGGCATTCGGCGAAATCGCAACAGACCATCGTTGCACCATCGCTTAATGGTGGTGACCGATTTATTGCACATTCGACTAACTTCGGAAAGCGAAATTAGCGGATCGTCAACAGCGGAAATTTCCGGTTTACTCGCAACAGCAGGCATGGCTGGTTCCTCTTCTTCGCTTTTGGGTTTCTTGGACATTTATTTTATCACTCCGCCCCATGCTGATTCATGTTTACTCGCCTCGTGGGAAGCGTAGCCCGATACGTCGATTTGATCGACCTGCTCGTCGGACGTTCCGCCCCACGCGATCAGTTCCGCAACGTATTGATCCACCCAGCGTGCGGCAGTTCGTTCGGGGATCAGAATTTTTCCCGCTTCCAGTCGCGATAGAAAACCGGAACAAATCGCCCGTTCCAATTTGGCCCCGCGCCAGCCGTCGCTCATGCCGGGCAGGCTCGGGCCGACTAGCTCGATCTCAAAGCCTCGCAGTTCTTCCGCCAGGGCTTGGCCGAGGTGGGCGTTTTCGATTTTCGCCCGCTTACAATTCCACTGCCGCAGCACGTTCGGCACAGCCGCTTTTAACTCGCCCCAGCTAACTCGTTCGCGGTAAACGTGCCTTAAAAACAGCGTGTCATGCGAGCGATCATAGTCCCAAATTCCGACAACCGACCAGCTTGGCGGTTTGCCCTTCCGCTCTTCGGCCTTCTCTCTCGACGTGCCGGCCGTGTCGATAGTGGCGAACCGCTTGCATCGCGATTCGGCCACGTTCCACTCAAGTCCGGCCGTTGTCGTGAGTTGATGTAAAAGACCATCCGTGGCCCGAAAATGGCGAATCCACTCGCCGGGAATTTGGAGATTTTCACTGGCGTCCCAGTCGCCGCCAAGCAGCCTCGCACGAGTGACTGGCGGCAAGTGGGCTAGATTTTTTTCGTACTCATCGGCGTTCATGGCAAAATTATCGCGGAGATAACTTTTCACATAAACGCGGCCCTCTTTTCTGACCACGCCGCTTGCGTTATCGGTATCGCCATCGGTAATAAATCGATCCTTGACGAAAGCATGGCCCGTGTTGCCGGGATTGCTAGCCGCCCGAATTCGGAGCGGAATGTTTACTGATTTATTGGCCCGCAGAGACCGCCGCAAACAAAGAAACGGATTGTTTTCTGCGCCGATCGCCAACGCAAATTCAGTCAATTCATCCCAGCCGATAAATTGGTATTCGGTCGATTGGAAATTCATCCAATCCGACGGATGCTCAATAAATCCGAATTCCAAAATCGCTCCGCTAGGGAACGTAAATCGCTTTAACTGGGCGTTCCATTTTGCATCGGTGCCGTGCAGCCACTGCCGCGCGCGATCCATGATCGCCCCAGCCTTCGATAGCAGCGTGTAATTTTTGCGGAGAATTAACGCCGCGTAACCGGGAACGTGAACGTATTTCAGCGCCTCCATTAAAATCCAATCGGACTTGCCGCCGCCCGCCGCGCCGCCGAAAAATAATTCTTCCGCGTCCAACGAAAGAGCGAATGCTTGCCGTGGGTGCGGTTTATGAAACCAATATTCATGCCCTGGCCGAAAAGCAGTGAACGTGTCCGCTTTGGCTTTGCAGCTAGTCGGCACCGGCCGGCAAACTGGCGCACGCCGCATTCTGGCGATTACACGTTGAAGGGTGGTGGGCATTTTTAGCCGTAGCAGATTCCGGAAACATTGGTGCCGATGATTTTGACTTTGGTCAGATCTTCGCAGAAGCAATCCCACGTTGCGCCGTCCGCTAGCGTGAGTGCTGACGTTCCAGCCGCAGCCGTGGTATCATCGGTACGGATATGCAGAGCGCCGCCTCGGGCCTGGAGTGTGACTCGTTTGGTTCCCGTGGCCACTAGCGTTGACAGCGCCGTTGACCCACTGACCGCCGTGACGGGAATGTCACCCAGAGCTTTCAGGGGGCGC